GTAGCGCTTATACAATAGTCCTACTAAATCCAATCTTTTAGTTCTTCACCCATAACTTGTGTAGCTATGTTAATTTTCTTACGTAAAGCCTTAACTATTCTCTCATCAACAGTATTTTCTGCAATAATATCAATATAAGTCATAGCTCTCTTTTGACCAATACGATCTATTCTAGCTTCTGATTGTTGTCTTTTCTCAAGATCATAACCATTAGAATAATATATCATTGTGCTTGCTTCAGTTAAAGTAATACCATATCCACCTGTCTGTGGTGTACCTACAATAAATCTTACAGGACTTTTAGGATCTTGAATTAATTTAATTGCTTTGTGTCTATCCTCAACACTAGTATCACCATAGTAAGTAACAATAGAATTATCCCCATACTCTTCTTTTACATGTTTCACTATTGTTGCTATATCGTTCCTCCAATGTGCCCATATTACTACTTTTCCGTGTATCTCTTCTAATAAAGCTAACAACTCATCGATACGATTGTTTTTAATTTCTTGTACGCTGCCATCATCAGCTTTGAAATGACCACAAGTAATTTGTTGTAAACGCATAAGTTGCGTCATTGTTGTGGCTGTTGTTGTCATCTTATCATTCATAACAGCTAAAGCCATTTGTTTCATTTGATTGTAAAGTTTTTCTTGTTCACTAGATAATTGTATTACACGTTTCATAAAGGTCTTTTTAGGTAAATCTAAGCAATCGTCTTTTAATACTCTATATGAAAAGTCTTTTAGTTTATCAGATAGTTCTGGTATATTTCTATAACCCACTACAATCTGTACAGACCTACCTCCAAAATTAGCTGATCGCATAACAGCATACCTTGTTCTAAAACTATAGTAAGAAGCATGATTTAATAACCAAGGACTTAAAAATTCACACTGTGTATATAAATCTAATGGTGATTTAGTTACAGGTGAGCCTGTAAGTATTCTTTTGTATTTAGCTGATTCTCCTAGTTTAATAATAGACTTAGTTCTTTTCGCTTGAGGATTTTTAATAGTGGTAGATTCATCAATGGCCATTAAAGTTTCGTGGCAAGATAAAAATTTATTAACAAAGTCTACACCTTTTTTAGTAGATAAAGCTTCTACGTTTACAATCAATACGTGTAGTTCATGACTAGTCTTAAATAATTTAGATAATTCTTTTTCTTGTTTTTTATTAATATTTGATTGCCACAATACAGACACATATTCGACATGATCTGCCATATGATGAGGTAGTTGTTCTTTATACCAAGTTCCTACAACACCTTTAGGTGCTACAATTACAGCTCCATTAATTTTACCCACATCATACAACATTGATATATTATCAATTAATACTTTAGATTTACCTGTACCCATTTCCATAAAGTAGGCAAAACTTTCTTTATTCCAAGACATTTCCAATGCTTTTAATTGGTGTGCGTAAGGTTTAGTTTTAAACTTATAGTTCATATTTTAATTTTTAACTTTCTATTGACTTATATAGCATATACTTTATATTACTGTCAATGTCAGAAAGCATAAACTACAAGAGTATCAAAGAAACTCCGTCTACTGTATATGTCATACAAGAAATTGCAGGCACAAGAGATGGTAGACCAAAAATAAATATTATAGGTGCATCACAATATGGTGCGTTTAAATTTTTATTACCGGAGTTATCTCAAATAATATTTTCACCTGGTCCATTAATTATGAAATTAAGACAAGGGTTAAAAAATTATAGATCAAATGATTATTTATTGCTTACTGGCGACCCTGCTATAATTGGTGTTGCGTGTTCTATTGCGTCTGATATTACCAATGGAAAATACAACGTGTTAAAGTGGGACAAACAAGAAAGAAGATACTATCCAATAACAATAAACCTATATGAAAGAGGAGAAATAAATGAGTGATAACTTACAAAAGATGTTCATTGAGGATGCCCCTCAAGACTTGGACAATTTAAAAGGTGTAGAAAATTTATCTACTCTTGTCTTGGAGTTACAAAAACTTGAAGATGAGATTAAAGAAAAAGAAGATAGATTAAAATCTACAAAAGAAAAAGCAGACAAACTTTCACAAGTTGCTATCCCTGAAATAATGGAAGCTTTGAAAATGAAAACTATGAAGTTAACTGATGGATCTGCAATAGAAATTAAAGAAATATATAGCGCAACAATTCCTGCTGATAAAAAGGAAGGCGCTTATAACTGGCTTCGAGAGCATGGCTTGGGTGATCTTATTAAAAATGAGGTTACCGTTTCCTTTGGTCGTGGCGAAGACAACAAGGCTAGCGAATATGCAAACCTTGCAAAAGGGAATGGGTTCGAACCAACTCAAAAGTTGAAAGTCGAACCTATGACCCTTAAAGCATTGTTTAGAGAGCGTTCTGAAAATAAAGAGGAGCTGCCATCTGAACATTTTAACCTGTTTAAGGGAAACAAAACAAAAATAACAAGGAGTAAATAACATGAGCGAAGAAACAAGAGACGTGACAGAAAAAAAAAGTGGTGCATTAGCAACTTTAGACTTTGTTGCAGACTCAGGAATGGGTTTGGAAAACATTGACAAGAGTGATCTAGCATTACCTTTTCTGAAACTACTGCAGAGTGGTTCAGATGAAACAAAAAAGAAACATGCTAAATATGTTGAAGGTGCAGAAGCCGGTATGTTTTACAATACAGTTACAAAGAAACTGTATAATGGTGAGAAGGGAATTGAAGTAATTCCTGTATTCTACAAAATGACTTACCCTGAATGGGCTCCCTTTGAAAGAAAAGAGGGAAGACCAATCAGTAATGATAGGGGTCCAAGCGTTATGGCAGAAACCACTCAAAACGATAGAAACAAAGATGTGTTGAAAAATGGTAACGAGATTATCAAAACAGCAAATCATTTTGTTATTATTAATGGTGAAAGACCTGAGAAAGCTTTAATGACGATGAAGTCTACTCAGTTAAAAGTTAGTAGAGGATGGAACTCATTGATGGAAGATCAATTTGAAATCGATCCAAAAACTAATAAGTCTGTACCTGCACCAGTGTTTTCAAGGATTTATAAATTAAATTCTGTAGAAAACTCAGGTAGCTTTACTTGGCATGGTTATACTATATCTATGTTAAGAAAAGTTGATGATGCTGGTATATACCAAATGTCCCGTGATTTTCACAACTCTTTAAAGAATGCGCAGCAAAAAACTGCCACAGTTTCAGAGGAAGATAAATCAAACTACTAGTTTCTCGTAAGAGAGATGTGGGCGGTCATAGGGAGACTGAAGCCGCCCATAAAAAGGGATCATTATGTTTAAAGAGTTTATAGAATTATTTACTGGTTATGGTGGAGATTTCGGTATTGCCGATATGTCTAGTGCAAAGCTGGACTCTGAAAGAAATAAATTAAAACCAGATTATGAATGGTCAGGCAGACCAGTCACAGAAGAAGACTACAAAAATCACATAGCAGGAAACATATCAATAGGTATACAACCTTGTACTATTGACGGCACAGCAAGATTTGGTTGTATTGATATTGATCCAAAGAATTATAAAGATTTTAATATACAAAACTACCTAGCTTTATTTCAACAATATAAATTACCTTTAATACCAATGCTTTCTAAAAGTGGGGGATTACATTGTTATATATTTATGGAGGAATATATACCTACAGCAGATTTAATCGAAGGATTAAAATCTTTTCTGTTACCACTAGGTCTTAAACCTACTACAGAAATTTTTCCAAAGCAGAAAGAACTAAAGGAAGATGACAAAGGAAACATAAAACCAGGTAACTTTATTAACTTACCTTACTATAACAATGGACAAACACATAGGTACGCAGTTGATAAAGATAACAATAAACTATCTTTAGAACAGTTTATACAATTAGCTAATCAATCGAAGACAACAAGAGATAAACTAAATACTTTAGTAGAAGACACACATAAAAATATATTATTAGGAACTGACCCTGAATTTTCTGATGGTCCACCTTGTTTAGCTTTATGTTCTAAAACAAAACTAGATGATGGCAGAGATAGATTTATGTATAACTATATGGTTTTTGCAAAGAAAAAATACAAAGATAAGTGGCAAGATTTTGTATCAAAAGCAAACTATGCTTATTTAGAATATCCTTGGGATAAATCTAAACTGGATCAAAAATTAAAAGCTTGGGATAAAGAAACAGCAGGACATACTTGTTATGAAGAACCTATCAAAGACAAATGTATGCGTAGTCTTTGTTACTCAAAACCTTTTGGTGTTAAGTCAGATAGTATAAATGTTTTTCCAGACATAACTGATTTTGAAATAATAAAATATGAACAACCTGAATATAGATTTAATGTAGTTATGCCTAATGACGATAAGATAGCAGTGGTCATACCTAATCTTAAATTAATGACAACGCAAAAAGAAGTATTGAACTTAATATGGGAACAAACAGGAATATATTTTGAACCTATAAAACAAAAAGATTGGAGAGCAAAATTAAATGAATGGAGAAAAAACTGTCAGAATATTACACCACCAGAGGGTACAAGTACAGATGATATTCTAGCTAATGAACTATTTCAATATTGTGTTAATGGTCCACAAGCAAGAGAAAGAATACAAATTAGATTAGGTTCTTGTCTTACTGAGGAGGGTTTTCATTTCTTTAAGTATCAATCTTTTCTTACACACCTTGGTAACGATTGGAAGATATCAAAAGAAAAAATAGGACAAAAATTAAAAGAAAGATTTAAAGTAGAATTTAACTACTCACTTAAAGTAGATGGCAAGGTAGAAAAAGTTTGTAAACTAAAACAATTACACATTGATAAGATAGAATATAAACCTGTTGAAAGAAAAGGATCTAACTACTAATGAGATATAAAGTTGTAGGACCACCAGGTACAGGAAAAACTAAAACATTATTAGACAAAGTAAAAATGTATTTAGATACAGGTATATCCCTAGATAGAATAGGATACTTTGCATTTACAAGAAAAGCTTCTGAAGAAGCAAGAGATAGATTTTTAGAACAAAGACCAAACTTAAATAAAAAAGATGTAAAATATTTTAGAACATTACACTCATTAGCGTTTAATAATTTAGGTTTAAAAGAAGAAAATGTTATGAATGAACTTAATTACAAAGCCATTGGAGAAACATGTGGTATACAAATTCAATATGCATCTTACGAACAAAACTCATGGAATGGTATCTTTTCATCAAGCAGTGAGTATTTAAATTTAATAAATCTGGCTAGAGTAAGAAGAATAACAACACTAGAACAATTAGATCTTAATGAACATCTTGGTAAAGTAGAAAGAGAAAAGCTAGAAGCAATAGATATTGAAATAAAAAATTATAAGAAGACCTATGGACTAATAGACTTTACAGACATGTTAGAAAAGTTTTTAGAAAAAGGAGATATAAAAAATAAACTAGATGTTATATTTATAGATGAAGCTCAAGACTTATCAAAGATACAATGGGCTATGATTGAGAAGATAGAGAAAGAAAATAATTGTGCTGTATGGATAGCAGGAGATGATGACCAAGCAATATTTGGTTGGGCAGGAGCTGATGTAGATTCTTTTATAGATTGGGAAGCAACAGAAATGCCTTTAAAACAATCAGAAAGAGTTCCAAGTCAAATACAACAAAAAGCATTATCTATAATATCTAGGGTTAGAGATAATAGATTAGAAAAAGATTACTTACCAAAAAAAGAAATAGGACAAACATTTGAAGTATATAAATTTGCAGATATAGATATGTCTAAAGGATCTTGGTTAGTTTTAGCTAGAACAAATCCTTTACTCAAACCCATACCAAAGATATTGAAACAAAAAGGTTTATTTTTTAAAACAGTAGACGGAAAGAGTGTAGCAAAAAATTTATATGAAGACATAGAGCATTGGGATAAATTAAGAAAAGGAGAAAGCATACCTGAGATACAAGAGCAAAGGGTTTTAGAAAAAATAAAANGAAAACCTAACTATAATTTAGAATGGTATGATGCGTTTGATAATGTTGCATCTGCTAAAATAGATTATTTAAGAACCATGATATCAAATGGAGAGAAAGTAAAAGACGAACCAAGAATAACAGTATCAACTATTCATGGGGCTAAAGGAGGAGAAGCAACAAATGTTGTTTTGTTTTTAAATCAAACTACAAACACTATGAAAGCATCAAAAAAATCTGTGTACAAGCAAGATGAAGAGTATCGTGTTTGGTATGTTGGTGTAACAAGAACAATACAAAATTTATATTTAATAAAATGTAATAATAAACGGAAGGAGTTTATAATATGAATGCGTACAAAAAACAAGTTGGAGGATCTCATTATAAAGATATGAAGATTCAGCCAAGTCAATTTATAAATGACAATAGGTTGCCTTTTGCAGAAGGATCAGCTATAAAATATATATGCAGACATGCAGCGAAAGGTAAAGAACAAGACATCGATAAGGCAATACATTATTTAGAAATGATAAAAGATAGAGACTACAAATGATATTTAAAGCACAAACAGAGTGGGTAAAACCTACTGAGTTTCCAGATTTACGTCATGCAAATGAAATAGCTATTGACTTAGAAACACACGACCCTGATTTAAAAAAATTAGGTACAGGTTCTATTGTGGGTAGAGGTAAAGTTGTAGGTATAGCTGTAGCCACAGATGGTTATGCAGGATATTTTCCTTTTG